ATCATATGCATTACGTAGGTTTCTGACCTTCGCTGCTAGGGTTGTGTCTTCTTCAATCATATCTGAATGGATGGCTACATCATGGTATCTCTGGCATAACTCATTGGCGTATCCAAAATCCCCGCCCATACGCCACGTGGGTATGAACTTATGGTTTAACTCAATTTCATCCCACACTGCTATACGCTGGTCTTCTATTTCTTTGAGGCTCAGGATAGGATGGTCTATCTCTAAAAAGGACTCCACCTGCTCAATGTTGTGGGCTATAAACTCTTCGTAGTCTGCCATGAAATCGAACAAATCTTCCCGGGATATCTGGGCGTTTGCCGGGAGTCCTGGGTGCAAATGAATCTTCATAAATGGGCTAAAGTAATTAGAAAATAAATAACCCTTCTTTGGTAGGCCTCGCTGGGTCAACCTCCAAAAGGATACGCCTACGTTCTGGACGCCCATCTTCTCCAAAATAATTCTATTGCTGGGAACATCTGCCCCTAAATAAATCAGTTTCATACTCGTGGGTCTTCCGTATATAATTCCTGCTGTTTATCCAACTCTTCAATGACAGCATCCCAAGACTTTCTACCCCTACCGTCTGGACGGAACTCTGGGCGAATATATCGTGGTGCCAAAAATAAATACGTAGTCACGCCCGACTCCAACAGCTTGGCTGCTAGGTCTATGTCGTCCGTGACTACGTAATTAATTTTACCTTGACTACGGCAGTAATCTACTTGACGGAACTTTTGGTCATCGGCGGCTTTGTCTTTGTAGTCCACGATGTCGTCCAACTTCTGGGACATACCATTTTCCTTGAACCAACGCTCAGCCTCAAGTTTGTCATCTACTAGGACAACTACTCGAGCCTTTTCGCTCAAAGATTTAAACAACGACGTGCCTTCTTGGATAGGTGACCTATCTTTTGCTCGCCGAAGAACTCCATCAAGAAAGATTAGGATGTTCACAGGTTACTTCTTGAAGTTCACCTGTGTCATGATTGGTGTCAATTTATAATCTGGACGACCCCAACCTACAATCTGCGACTTGGTACGTACCTTGACAAGTACCATACCACCATTACGCTGGTCGCCTGTTGTACCCGCGGTGTTTCCTTCAACAGTTAGGACTGAACCATCCTTAAGGGTTTTGATACAAATACCTACGTGTGAAATTCGGTCTACACCGTCTCCTGGGAAGTCAAAATAAATTACATCTCCTGGTTGTGGTACTTGACCGGATTTCCATGAAAACCATTGCTTACGTTTCTTAAATCCTTGTGCACCACTTGGGGTGTACCAAGTATTATGCAGTTTAACCTTTGCGTGTTTCATGACCCAATTGACAAAAATACCGCACCACTGGTGGAAGTTGCCACCTAATTCTTTGCCGTACTTTGTTTCATTCTCACGTGGGCCTTCAACATAACCAACTTCAGTTAATGCTGTAACTAAAACTGCATCAACAGTCCCTGGAGTAATATCTTTAGGCGCTACAAATAGTGGCGCTTTCTTTACTGGTTTTTTTGCCGTCTTTTTTACGACTTTCTTGGCTGTTGCCATCTTTTATCACCTCAATAGTATCGTGGTCGTGTGCTTGCACGTCGGATTAGTATACTCGTATCTGGTAGGTCCAACCCATAGGTTTCCTCATTAAATACTTTTTTACTTTGCTTGGAAATATTGTGCAAATTCTTCATTGCCTGGACGACTCCGGTACGCTTACCTGCCTGCCATCGGTAATTATTAAAATCGTAATATCCTTCGCCTGATTCGGTGAAGGCCTGGCTCCGCTTCTCGTGAATATCTTGAAACAAGGCTGAACCCTGCTCTACGACATGCTTTAGTAGGGCTTCATGGTTTCGTCTGATTGCATCATTTGGTGCAACCTTTATTTTATTAACTAATTCTGAATATAATTTAAGGATTTCTTGTGCATTCTCGATGTCACTCTGAACTACCTGTTCCCACATAGGGTTACGCTGGACTTCTACCTCAAATGGTGGGACTGTCCATCCATCTTCTGTCAAGGAATAGGCTGCATATGGTTTGATGTCTCTGATATCAGACTTAACATTAACATAAAATGTGATGTCAAACACATCTAGGAAATTCTGGGCGTTTAGGTTCTTTCTAAAGTTTTCATTGAACATGGACGCGATTTCTCGGTCACTAAATCCTGTGTATTCTGGGTTTGATGCCCTGAATTGAACATAATCCAACCCTACTAGGCAATCTAAATCTGGGGTATCTCTATCGGCCGCCCATTGATATGACACAGCTGAACCGGCCAACCAAGCTCGCATCCAGCTCTCTGGGCCGTAATATTCTAATTTTAAATGATTTAATAACATTGCTAAAATAATATTACGCACATTTGGAATTAAATTACCATTAATAAAAAGACGTGGGTCAAGGCCAGTAACGGGTTTACTAAAGTAGGAGGTAGCTTCCGGAGTCATCTCTACGGGCTCTACTTGCTTACTCAAAGCTGAGTAGTAGTCCATTTATAACTCCTCGGGTCCTATCTTGAATATACTTTCATTGTCTTTAAATTCAGGCACCATAAACCCACACTTTACATGGGATTCAATGAACCTGTTCATTATTAACAATCCTAAATTATCCATGTCCTCGGTGACATCCATATGGATTGATGCTGAACATGAGCACATCATTTCAAAATACATGGCTCTTGGGCTCCTGCCGTTGGTAGGTAGGTATATTCTAGCCCTTTTGGCTCAGTTATACAGGCCCTTCGACTGGTTAAACTTCTCCATATTGTACGATTTTACGGGACAAAAGTCGCAAAGGTAAACTTTTGGCCCTACCTCTCCAGGCCTCTCCAAGCCCGCTGCCTTGCGTTCTGCGGCGGTATCAGGTTTGAGTAGCTTTTTGTCCGATTTGTAGTCTGGGCATTGCCCCTTGGGCCTTAAATGGGCACCCCAGCAGGTCATGGCGTCATCGTGGAAGGTCATCTTGGTCTGATAGAAGTTATTGCTAATAACATCGAGGCCCGAGGAACCACCTCGGATTTGCTTGATGATTTCTTCCTTGACCTTGGGAACTACCCAGTAACGAAGGGGGAACTTTAATAAAATACCTACGTGTTCGGTGGGTTGTTGGTGCTTTTGCACCGAAATATTTAATAAGGTATCAGTTTCAGGGCTGCCATCCCAATCGGGCAGCTCCTCAATGGTTTTACAGTTACGACAAACCAGCAAACGAATCTGTGGCTCGTTTGTTACTTCTTGTGTTTCAGATTTAAATCCAGCGTCCATATCGTTATTCTACCACAATAGTTATATTCCCTGAGTACCTGCATCAAAGGCTGTTTTACGTCTACTAGGTGCGTCTTCTTTTGGCTCTTCTTCAATAGACTGCAAATCTTCTTCTGAAGGGCCTTGAAGGCTATCCCAGTCATCCTCTACTGGTGAACGGAGGTCTACTTCTCCGCCTAATGTTCCTTCATCTTTAGCTCGCTTATCTATACTACTTTTTGAAAAACTTCTACCTTTGCCTTTTGTATATCTTTTAGATACAAGTTCTCCTTTTTCATTCCATGTAAGAAAAGAAGAATCTCCCTGGTTTTCTTTTTGCTTATCAGTTTGACCTGATATTGTTTCTGATTTAGGCGTAAAAGTTACTGCAGTTCGTCGTTTAATGCGCTGTTCTGCGGTTCCAATTCCATTTTCAGCTTCATATGCTTCACAATCAGAACAGGTTTCTGGACTAGGTTCGTCTGGACCGGCATCAACATCAACTTTGTAAGTTCCATGACAACCCTGTGTAGGGCATACTCGGGGCTTACCTTCGTACTCGGTTATTTTCGTAATACCATACACATGGTCATGTAACTGTGCCTGTGCCTTATGTAAATCAGCTTCTTGAAGACTGGCGCTATCACCTCTTGCGGCTGCTGCGACCATGTTTGCAACGTGTTCGTCATACTTTTGGTCGTCACCCAAAGCGGTTTTAGCCGCATGCTTTGTAGAAAGACGTTTTGAAGCGTCTTGAGTTGATACTGCTGTTGAAACTGCTTGTTGAACAGACCGTTGTCGCTTTCCCTGTAAGGATTTAATCTGCTTGCCTAAATTATCTCGTTTTGCTCGTAATTCGCTACGTTCATTTACAACTGACTCTTCAATTGGGTGCCACTCTGATTCTCCAGTGTCTGCATTTTTACGAGCAACCACATATGGAACGCTTTTTAGATGTCCATAGCGTACAGGATTTTGACCATGTAATTGCCTACCTGTACGTATATCTTTACCGTGCGTTTTTACATGTTCTTCTAAGGCTGCCGTAGCATCTTTATGAGCAGATTCTAGGCTAGATAGCTCATCAGTGCTTTCAGATACTCCTGAAGACTCTACGGCTTGCGTAGCAACTGCGGCTTTTTCACCTGTATCTAGCCCTGATTCTGTTTCTGATGATGGAGCGTTTACAGCTATTCTGGAGTCTGGTGCAAGTAGCTGATTACTTGCTAAACCAACCCTACGAGCAGTGCTTTTTACTACAGGTTTTGCTCTTCCAGCAGGAACATCTTTAAATGCTTTTCTCCATTTACTTGCCATTGTCTACCTTACTTTGTAAATAAACTGAAACCGACACCGCCGCCATTAGTTCCATAGTCGAATCCTGAATCAAAGTTTGAATTACGGTTACCTGGTTTTTGCGGGAATAGACTAACTGCACCATCGTTACGCATATCTCGCAATCTAGCCTTTGCACCCATTAATTCACCGTAACGGTCTTTTAAAGCGGCCACATTGTCAAACGGAAGGCCTAGACGACCACCTGTTTGAGCTGATGGTGTCCAGCCAGTTAAACCTTTTCCTAAACCTTTTACAGGCTTATAAAAGTTTTTACTATCTGTGTCTAGCATATTAAAGTTATCAGGGTTTTGAAATTTAGGTTGCACAGCGCCTTTTGCTGGCGGGATGTTATAACCTTTAGGTGCTAATCCTTTGAACTCTCTAAAAGCCACATTACGAAGCTCTTGATTTAACGCACGTTCTGCAGCTACATAACTTTTAACACCGGATGCGTTTGGCACTCTATTAAATTGCGCATTAAATTTAGAACCTTGATTTGAGGAAGGACCATAATCACGAACACTGTTGTATCCTCGAGTATACCCTGAATTAAAATTAGTGTTACCACTAGGAGGCTTTCCTGTAAGATTAGACATTACAGGAGACGGTGGAACAATTTTATCAATTGTTACTCCAGTAGGTACTGGATTTGCCTTTGGCATTCCTCCACCATCAATACGCGGACCTGTGCCTACAAAACTACCTGAATCTTTGGCGTCTGTAATGCCTTTTGCCATGATTAGCTCCCCGGATTTACTTTATTGGTTTCTTCGGAATTGATGAAACCATAATTCATATATGGATGTAATCCTGCGCGGTTTTTAACAACCGTTTGGTCTCCCATACCTTTGGCTACTGTTGTGTTCGGACGACGCTTTCGATATTTTCCGTCGGTGGCGCCTTCATTCATTTCCGCATTTACGGAACGGAAGTAATTAACAGTCATTACATTTCCTCGCTAGCTTCTGGGGATACCATCCCGCTTTTTACTAATTGTGCAGCCCTGCGCTGTGTGCAGTTAGGGCAATATTCCGTATGTAGTGACATATAAGGGTCCAGTTGTAGCCCGCATCCTTGGCAGACCTTGGTCCCATTATATAATGTATCTTGAAACATTTGTTGCGTTACTAGGCCAACATCTGTGGCTCCGGCCATGCCTTCGCCAGTCGAATCTGTGAATAGTCCTGGGTCAAATTTCATTATATTGTTTGTCCTAACGTGTTTCTGCTGGTGGAATTAATCTCATAGTCTTCGCCTGAGAAGTTGACCCTCTCATAGGTTCTGCCAGTCAAGTCAATGATGTCTTCAATACCCACAGTGCTCTGTGGGTATCCGTATCGTGGAGGAAATAACTCTACTTGTGGGAGGTTAACTTTTACGTATTCTTGAATCATGGGTGCCGTCATACTCATAACTGCCATAGCCTGAGTTGTCATACGGTCTTGGTTACTTGGAAATGGACCAATGTATGCCTGTGGTGGGTAGGACGCTAATGGCGGGGCTACCCATGGCTTTGTGTCATAGACACCGTTAACTAAATTAGGCACATTACTTCCAAGCTGGGGTTAGGCGCTTCAACTGTGATACTCGCTTTTGGTCAATCTCACCAGGTGAAGTACTACGGATATTTGCCTTACCATCATTTTGTAGATGTGGGGCTGGTACTAACATCATATTTTCAACATGCTTGGTAGTCATATAAACGCTACCAACTTGTACGGCCATCATTTGGCGTTGAATTCCGCGCTCAGGTCGAAGGGCTGCTGGGTAATAATAATCTGCTGGGTCAATACGTTCACCACGATGAACACCGCGTTGATAGTTCTTTTGCCCTAAACGGGTTTTCATACTATCTAGTACGCGGTCAGACGCACTACTTGCCCGCCCTCGGTCATCTCGACGGCTTCGGATAGTTCCTAGATAACCACTTGGATATTCGGCAGAAGGCTCACGACCAACGCCCATACGTAGATGGTCGAGTTCCGACCTAGCGACTGGAACACCGCCACCACCATATGTGGTAGCGGTATCGTACATACCACCAGCACCTAAGTACTGTATATTCTGATGTACGTTTGGTCCAGCCATGCCGTATATATTACGGCTTTTTTAGTTATATTTTGCTCTAAACTCAACACCACTATATACGGCCCATCCCTTCATAATATGGATAGGTTCTATGGTAAATTCGCCTGAATCTTTATACCAAACTACGCCACAGCCTTGCTGCCAATTTTCCCAATGGGTCACGGGTTTTTCATCAAGATTGAGACCGCCATTTACAGAGGGAACTGCGCCGTCAACTCGGGATAGACATCCTGGACTAAACGCCCCGTTCTGTACAGGCCCGTACTGAGTATCGTGGGTCTTGTATGCCATCTCAAACCTGTGGGAATGCCCAAAGATTACGGTCTGCATAGGATTGGCGTTGATGTATTGATATGCTGTTGAGCCATTAGACCTGGCTTTAGTTCCGTGAACCGCAATCAGATTAGGGTTTATATAGAACTTGCTCGCAGGATATCCGCTGATGTACTCAACATCAATAGTATCTAACGCCAATAAATAGGGAAGGCTGTTTACAGGATACTTCTCGTCTCCAACACGCCTTACCTGCGAAATACTTGGGGATAGCCGGTTGATGTATTTTTGAAGTCGGCACTCATGGTTACCCTCTAACATAACAATTTGTGCTAAAGGTGATACTGCTCGTTGCATTGCTAAAAAATCATGAGTTATTTTGAAAGACTTATTTGCTGTGTTTGCATATGCCGCTGCTTGTGCATATGTTCCAAACTGTGGGAGGTCAATAGTGTCACCCACATTAACTACTAGGTCAATACCATGAATATTTTGGATGTGATTCATAATCTGAAACATCACAGTGATTGCGTCAATATCATGAAAATGTGTTTGACTTCCGTCTTCGTATTCCATAAGACCAATTTGTGGGTCAGGAATAATGAAAGCGCATTTCCACTCTTTTCCACGCTTTTGCTTATTATCTGAAGGTGGTAGTAATGCTGATGTAACTCTAGATAAATCTGTAGGAGTATCGGTGTCCTCTACAGAGGTAAGTATTGATAGCAGTTGGTCTCTTAGGCTTGTGGACATGAACAATTTCCTCGCATATGATAGGTAAACAATGTTCGTTTAAATGGAATATCTGTTTCACTAGACAACGTTTTATATAGTTGCGTCAAGTTCACGCCATTCTTTTCGGCCAATTGTTTAAAAAGGTTTTGTACCTCTTCGTCTTGTGTTTGTAGCCATTTACCTACAAGGCAGCCAGCGTTTGGCGCTTCTAGGATGGACCTCAATGAGTCCTTTAACATATTGTGCTCCTAATGGTGTTCATTGGTAGACAAACTCTATCACATGTACGACAAGTGCGCAAGCCAATAAAAAAGCCCCAGCCAAAGGCTGGGGCTTAATTAATTTAGACTTAGTTCAAATCCATTGAACCCATCTGGAAGTTAGGAGCTTGGCGCTTAATCGCAGGTTTGAAAATGCGACCATTTGCTTGGGTAGCACCCGCTTCAGGAGAAACTGTCTTTTGGAACATTACAGGAACACCATACTTGGCTCCGCCACGCTCGTAAGGAGCGTATGAACGTTTACCAATAGGTTGAATGTAAGGGTCAACTGATTTGGAATGCTGCTTCTTTACCAGAGTGGTGTGTGCTGAATTTTCGCCAGATGCATTTCTAAATCCCTTGATGGAATCAAGATTCTGTGCCTGGCGTGGTTCCGGATATCCAGCTGTGATTGCCTCGACGCTTTCCGCCTTAGCCATCTTTTTCTTAGCCATTAAAACCTCGCTAGTTAGAGTACTCTTGCCCTAATAATAGGGCTTTTATAAGGTAATGTAAGGCTTAAGTAGACAGGATTGTAAAGACAATAGCGCTAATCTGTCCATCGTGGCTTTCAATACTTGCAAAACCTGGGACGCACACTAGATTTAACCCTCTAGGGGCGGCGTATCCTCGTGCAATTGCTATGGCTTTTACAGCCTGGTTTACAGCCCCCGCGCCTACGGCTCGGACCTTACATTCTCGGGTCTCATAAATACTATGAGCAATCGCTGATGCCACGGATTGTGGATTAGAGCCAGCGCTTACGCGTAGAATCTGGTCGTTTGTTGCTTCTGACATGTGTACCTCGTGTAGTAGTTATTTAATTACGGGTACTAATTGTACTATTTTTTCACTCATCCAAGGGCGGTAATGGCTTGGTAATTTCTTTTTTCTCCGCATCCCAATATGGGTGGTCTGGAAGGGTGGGGGCATCAACCTCTGCGTCACATCCAACACAGGTGGCCTCAACAATATATTGGGCTACCTCGTAGTCTTCAAATCTACACAAAACTTTGAACCACTCACCACCACAGTTAATGCACTGGTGCGTAGGTATACCTCGCTGGCTTATTCCTGGGTCCTCACTTGTCATTTAGTTCTCCGTGTAGTTTATCTAACACTGCCTTTTCGTACTCTGTGGTGGCATACCCGCTAGCTATCTTGGCTAGGGCATATGAATCGGCGGCATTATCGTCTGTGAATTCTATACCCCATTTCTTATAAATGCTCAGCAACATAACGTTCTTTTGAACACCTGTGCCTTTGCCTGTCACATATTTTTTCAAGGAAGTAGGGGCAACAATTACTGGCTGTAGTCCGTGATAATGCAGGGACAGTTTTACCACTGCTCCAAGTTCACCTAACATGTGAGACATCTGAGTACCATATGCATAGCCCTCTAGGGCAACACCTTGTATGTTGGTGTCTTCAAGAAGACCGGTCAGTTTGTTGTTCATATATTCATAGATACTAGCGAGCCGCTCGATACCACTACCCTCGAACTTTGTGACCTCTGTGTAGTAGAAATCAAAAGACAATAGGGTGAACCCAAACCCACTGTACGAGGCATCTATACCAATATAGAAAGGCTCTCCTGGTTCTCCGGTGTGCCCACCGCTATATACTTTGGTTTTCATATTGTGAACTTTGACCCTCGTGTCTTAAAGTTACCGCCAGAAGTTCTACGAGTTAATTCACGGCTTACTAGATGCATGTCTGCCTCTAGATTGCTAACCATAACATCAATCATCTTTCGATAATATTGCTTAGCATTGTGTTTGTCTATGGCTTTCTGCATTTCTGGGTCAGTTTCAATCTTAGCCTTGATAGATGCAACAGTTACCTTTGGCGCTGAATGCTCAATCATTAAGGTTGCTTCAAGATATTCCATCTGCTTCTTAGCCTCTGTCTCATCTATCTGCGCACACGATGCCTGCACTTTAATGAACTTACTGAATTCATTCAAATGCTGAAACAATCTGATTAAATCTTCATCATCTAAATCGGTGATGTCATTAGGCAAGGCGGGTACATCCATCTCTACGCTTTCACTTACAAGAATTCCTTGTTTGCTCAGTGCCTTTAATACGTCGTCACTGCTCTCTGAATACATTAGATTAATCATTGAAACCTCTGCAACTTCCACATAATGCTGCTCCTCCTACATTACAGGTGGGAACTATACCATCTTTTACAGCCTGTACAATCATAGCCGCAGCCTCGAACAACTCTGTAACTCCAAAGTCACTTTTAGGAATAATAAATTCTTTTACATCTTGAGTAGGCTTAGATTCATAAATAAATACGGCTTCTTTTGGGTGTCCGTCTGGATACATACCTTCAAGCAATTTCATATAAATCTGAGCCTGCATAATGTGTGTGGAGAATGGAGTATCTAAGGCATCCCAAGTAGTCTTGAAGTCACCGTGCTTTGATAACATGTCGGGCGCTTCCCACCGTATTGTACCTTCTCCTACTGACTTAACTTCAAGCAGTAGGTCATCTCCAAAATCTTTTAGCCAACCATCGGCGTGGCCTTGAATGCGTAACTCTTCATTGTACACAGGAACTTCGTTGTAAAACTGTGGGACGTCTGGTCCGCAAAGGTCACACTCTCCCAGTCCCATATAAGTATGTTTACAATCTGGGCAGTACCACTTACCATATAGTCGTTTCATATCACCGAACCACCCTTGCCATCTGGCGTGAATTCTGTGGCCCTCTTCAAAGACTAGTAGTTGCTTCATGCTGGCCTTGTTCGGGTCCTTGTTTGGTTGATACCCAAGGAGTTCGAAATACTGGCCTCTGTAGCACCATGAGCCTTTAGCCATTGCAGAGGGATGAATAACATCTGTTCGTCTGTCGGATTTCCGTGGAGTAGATAGTAAGTACCTCTCCACAGAACCGATGACTCTTGTTGTTTTAGTTTTACCTACATCAACAAATTTCTTTAATGCTCCGGTTGGTTTATATTTCTTTGTCGTCATATTTGTTGTCCCAATTGAATAGTCGTGGTTTTATTTTACGCATTTCTGAATACGGGTTATCTTCTCGTCTGCCTGGGCAGTAATGTACTTGAGTAGAACCGCACAAAATGCATCCTACTTTTTCTGGTGGTCCTTTTGGCCCTTTTGGTTCTCGGTCTATATGTGGTTGGTCTTCACCTTTTGTTATAAATCTTGACTTCTTTGGGTGTTGAGGTTGCGGGCAAGTATGCTCCATACCTCTCCACCAAGTACCACACTCAGGACATTTAACGGGTTTGTTTTCCATCTGTTACCCACTCTCGTAGTGTCTTTCCATGCCTTGCGGCTTTTCTTGATAAGGCGTTACGCTCTCTATGACTCATCCCACCCCAGATGCCAAAGGTCTCATCTCGGTCGTCTGCGTACAAAAGACAGGTAACTCTCACAGGACATTCTGGCATACCATCTCGTCCAAAGCAAATCGACTTGGCCTTATCTGCTATTACTTTATATTTAGTTTTATCTCGTGGTGGGAACCATAGTTCTGGGTCATGACCTATACACTTGGATTTTGCTCTCCAGTTTTCTCTTGGGTCATCTTCGTCGTAGAACACGTACACTCCTGTAGGTTATGGCGAAGTTCCAGAAAATCATTCTCGTCTAGTAGTACATAGTTCTCACCATTAAGATGGAAGCCAAGCACAGGGGTTCGTCCGTCTAAGATTGCCTCTTTGACAATCTTCTCTAGTTCTTTCGCTTTTACTGTAAATTGGGTCTTGCCTGTCCACTTATGTTCTATTAATAAATCAGAACTGCGAACATCGCCCTTCCTACTCCAGAATGCCCCACTAGCAGCATTACGCTGACCTCCCACGGCCTTGGCAAGTCTATCCTCATGTTTCCTAGACTTACGTTGTCCCTCAGACCGCATCACTTTCCTCGCTGACATACTTAGAAGCAGCCTTTACGGCACTGCGTACATCTGCATCTAAGGCTTCTTTGAGGTCAATCTCTTCTCGGATAGACGCAACTAGGGCGTCGGCACCCTGCCATTGTCTATCTGAGTATCTATAGTACGCCCCTGCCCTGACAATTACTTTATAGATAATACCAAGCGCAACAATTTCCTTAGCAAGGTCGTACTCGCCCTTGTCTATTGTTCCGCCGTTGTCAAAGTAAAAGTCAACATAAGCAGTCTGCGATGGTGGGGCCGACTTGTTCTTTAGTGTACGAACTTTAATAGTCTGACCTACACGTCGTTTTTCTTGTCCCGTGCCTGCGTCAATCCACTCATCACGCTTTACTTCAATACGAGTAAAGAACGCATAATTCTTTGCTTCACCGCCTGGTGTGGTTTTAGGGTCGCCATACATGACGCCAATCTTCATTCGATACTGATTAATCATCAAGCCAATGAATGGTCGTTCAGACTCTACAAGGCTACGCTTGGAAGCCTTGCCTACCTTTCTAAAAAACTTACCTGTAAGCAAAGCACCTTTACCTACTGTTGCTTCGTCCATTTCTTTTTCATCTTCGGCAATTGGAACAAGAGCAGGGAGGGAATCAATAACCACACAATCCACGGCTTTTGTTTCAACAAATTCGATAACTGCTTCATATGCTTCTTCCATAATATTAGTCGATATTACATATACCCTAGACAAATCCACACCGCACATCTCCGCATATGAAGGTACCCACTGTTCGGCGGCTACCCACACAGTTGTGAAGTCTGGGTCTAGTTTTTGATTTGCTGCAATTGTCTTAAGAGCAATTGCTGTTTTACCATTGCTGGCTTCGCCTACAATCTCATGCCATTGATTAGTAGGCCACCCTCCACCAAGGGCAACATCTAAGGCTAAGGAACCACTAGTTACTCGTGCAAGAACATCATCTCTAATGTCCTTACCTAATACGATAGTTTCTGGTCCAAATTTTTTATTAAGTTTTGCTACGATTTTTGATAGTTCAGGGTTCACTATTCAACCTTTCCAATTATTGTAGTCGGATTCCATCCACCAGTTGCTATCTGCTTTGATGCTTGTACAGGGCCGCCTTGACCAGTGTTAACTCCAGGAACACCTGTGCCTGATTGAGTTATTGGATACCCGCAGTCATAACAACGCGGACGAGATTCGGGAGTAGCACCGCCATAGTTACCACTACCGCAACCTGGGCAACGAGAGTTTACTTGCGCACTTTGTGGAAGTCTAGGTTGCTGAGGTTGTTGTACTGGCTGTTGAAACTGCGGAGGTGGTGCAACAGGTTGAGGTGCTACCGGTGGGTATGAAGGGGGTTGACCTGTTAACTTTTTTGACCACCAGTCTTGACTCATATACTTTCCACTTCTATTTCATCTTTTATTGAAGAATACGGTATCTCAATTATACCAAGAGATGCTGCCGCCGAGAACGAGCCTACAATGGCCGCTAAAGCCATAGTCTTTTGAAACACCCCTATCATCTCCATCATAATCATTAACTCTTCTTCATTAAGGTCAGATTTCTCTGCTAAAGTCTTAAACTGCGTTTCCACAAATACCATGGAACTAATCTCTGCCATGCCTTCTAAAAATGGCATTAGATGTGATATCTCAAACATGCGCTCATCGCTAGCCGCTAACTCCATTTGCTTAGCGTCTTCGCTAATAGGGATTAACCCAACACGAGTATCTAATCTATCTAAGTCGGTTACACCAATATCGTAACAGTACCAACGATAAAGACTGGCAAATGGGACAGTTTTAAGTGTGTTCTTGTGCTCATGCTTTTCTTCTTTTTCCCAAAACTTCCATTTCATTTTGCTTCCCCCCACCGTTGTACAATTTTTGCATCGGCTAGTAGGGGGACATTTAGTAAATTAATTCCTTCCATAGCCTCTTTTATTTTAGCCATTGTTTCCTCTGCAATCTCTGTGGGGGCCATCGTGACGAGTTCATCGTGAACAGTCAACAAAAGCTTTGCCCCTGTAGGTATCATACTATGTGCTCGAACCATGGCCACCTTGATGATGTCAGCAGCCGACCCTTGAATTCGAGTATTAAAAGCCTGACGCTCTGCCGCGGCTCTAAGTTGAGGGTCTCTAGACACAATGTCAGGTAGATACCTCTTTCTACCAAGGATAGTAGAAACATATGGTGGGCGACCTTGTTTTGTCGCGCCAATAATCTTAGCCCTGTAAACGGCTACGGACTTAAACTTATTTGCAAACTCATTAAGCAACTCACGAGCCTCTGTAATGTTGCAACCAATCTGTTTTGCAATCTTATCAGGGCCTACGCCGTACGCCATGGATAGAACTAGAACCTTACCGGCTTTGCGGTCAACCCCCATAGTGTCGCCTACTGTAGTGTAGATGTCCTCTCCATTTAAATAGTTCTTCATCATGATTGGGTCTTTTGACATAGACGCAATAACACGCGGCTCAATCTGTGAGTAATCCGCGACGATAAGACTGTAACCCTCTGGAGCATAGAAAAGGTTTCGGATAGCCTTGCCATGCGGAGTGTGAGGTGCTGGAACATTCTGTAAGTTCGGGTTACGACTACTAAAACGACCAGTTTCCGCACCGTGCTGAATAAAGTCACAATGAATCCTTCCATTGATAAGGAGGCTCTCTTTATATTCACGCTTCTCTTTGCCCATAACAGTATGGGTAACAAAACCGCCCATATAGGGTACTACATAAGTACCGTGCAGTTTATTAAGGTCGGCATATTTCAACAAGGCTGATACCAACTCGTCTTTTTCACGATAAGGTTCTAGGGCTTCGGCAGACACGGAATAATCCATATAGTCCAAGTCCTCGTTACGCTCTGCTTTCTCTACACCTTTGTTGGTTAACAACTTAGGCTTGAGACCTCGACCACCCTCGGACTTCTTGCTGTATAGGATGTACTGCTTCTCTTGGTTGGAGTTAATATTAAATACCCGTTTAGCAATCTTATAGATTTCTGCTTTTACCTTTTCAATGTCAGCCTCTATCTGAGTATTCAACTCAGTGAGCATATCCACATCGATAGGAGCACCAGTGAGTTTCATATCACATAGCACGGCTAGAACATCCATCTCTAGTTCCATAATATTTAGAAGGTTGGCAGTCTCTAACTTTTTATACACGGTCTTCCATAGAAGGAATGTGTACTTGGCATCTAGGTACGCGTACTTTGCAACCTCGCTAAATGAATGTACCTCAACCTGTTTCCCTACTCCTTTAGCCATTGCATAACCGAACTCTCGTTGAAGACAGTCAGCAAGACCGCATCTGTTCTTATTACGGTTGTCGTATAAGAATGAGCCAACCATAGTGTCAAAGTAAGGACCTACTGGAACCTTTCCTTCGTAGTACTTAGCTACCGATGTGAGGTCAAACAATAAGTTATGACCAATCTTCAAAATACTAGGTGAAAACATGAGAGGCTTCAGAATTCTAAAAGCATCTGCTGGGAATATTTGCTCAGGCGCAGGCGAGAATACTTTCTCAGCCTTCTTAACATCTCGTGAATAATCTGAAGGACGTGCCTCAAGGCCTTGGTCTACACGTTTCTGTCCTTGACCTGTCAATGGATAAATGTGTTCGATGAACTCACCGTTGGGATGACCTAGAGGAATTACATCTGCGCGACCGTGTGTCGCAATGGTAATCCATAAAACTTTATTTACAGGCGTGTCGCCTCGCCTATCCCCAACAGTTTCTACGTCAAATGCAAACGCGTCCTGCTTGAGATAGAACTTAACAACTTCTTCCAGTTGCTCTACCGTCGTAATAATATTCATTGGAGCCCCTTAAAGGGCCAGGGGTTGGAGAAGGGGGGCTCCAACCCCTGGCAGTCTAGTGTTACTGGTGCATCAGTTCTTCAGCGATTTCTAGCAGTTCTGCATAAGAAGTTTCGCGGATGATTGAGCGTGTGTATGATTCAGTGCTAGAGATAAATTTCTCTGCTTCTTCAAGATTGATATTCCAATCTTCATCCAAGTCTCGTGGCTTGATAGCGTTGAGATTGTACACAGTTGTTTGCTTAACACCAGTTCGGCTCAATGCCCAGAAGTTCTTTGGCAATGGACCTTGTGGGGAGAATTCTGCTGCATGCAATGTCTTGTACAAACGAGGTGTTGCAATTAGCATCTGTCGGGAAAACGGTGCGGTACTGAGGTTAACTACAGTAAACGCGCGCTTATCTTCAGGCTTGTGTCCAAGCTTTACGCACAATGGACAGTTGCTACCAAGGCAAACGTATGACTTCTTACCTGGCTTGTTCTGAAGGAAGTGTTGCTTATATGAAGCAAATGGACCAGTCTGGTCTAAGAATTTGATTACCTGAATTTCTTCGCTGTGCTTGAATTCAACTGGGTAATCGCCTGCAGGTGGAGTTAAACTCTCCGCTGCATCCCAACCTGCTTGTACAGCAGTGCTTGTTGTTTGCTCTGGACGAGCATCTACGTCAAAGTTGTCACCAAATTCGGCATCAACTGCGGCATAGTTTTTCTGGCGTGATACGGCCATGCTTTCCTACTTTCAGTTAGTTTCAGTTTCTTCTGCACGGATTTTATTCCATGCCTCATCAAGTTCTTCTGGAACATGACGGAATAGAGACCACTCTACACGAGATACTCCAAATAACCCATTTGAGTTAAATATCTCGACAGCGGCTTCTATCATACGACGACTATACAGCCGTCGTCCTTTTCTTGCAACTCCATCTTTACCTACTGTATCTGGAAGTCTGTAAGGTGCCCTTGGTAGGTAACCTTCTTTCATCCACACTCGCAAGGTAATGAGTGGACGCCCAAGTGCATGGGCTAATGCTCCAAGGGTAAACATTTCTATATCTTTACCATTAGGCATTGTTTTTGTATAAGGTCGTGAGTCCCAGCCTACTGGAACTTCAACCTCTTTAACGACAGGCTTTTCTTTGCGCTTGCGCTTACTACCTGGATAGTATTCATCAAGCGTTGATAGTGCCTGTTCGATAAAGTCTTCTGTCATTAGAACTTCTTATACTGTAGTAAGTCTTCCGGCCTAATTAAAATTCCACGGGTCGGATTCGGCTCAATGTCGCATGTGATAGGGCGACCAAAAAGTTCGCAAACCTTTTTCAATGTGTCAGTATCAACAACTACAATTAGGTCATTCAAGTTGAACGCCCAATGCGTTGCCTTTGTTACGGACAATCCGCTGGGTCCCCAAGCAGACCTGCCGTTATACCAGCACTCAGTTTCAATATACAAATTACCAGTTTGCTTCCACTTGAAATCTGTTTTCACTTCAACAGTATCAATACTCAACAAATTAGCAACAGTAGTTTCACCTAGTTGTCCTGCTTTTAAATCTAAATCAAAATCTGAGAATGCCATCATTACCCTTACTTGTTAAATACCAAAGCCCATGTTACCTTAGCAGGAAACATTGAATCAATATCTTCTTCTGTTAGTAAGCCCTCATAGAAAGCAGCCATGATTGCTTCTTCATCAAGGACAGGAACCATTATAAAGCATCGCTCTGACAGACCCTTTGCGGCAAGAACTTGCTCAGCAATTTCAATGTCAAGGGATTTGCTTACACGCTTCTGACGAACAACCTTTGATATGCCTGTAACGGAATCGTCAATCTCTACAACAATGTGGCCGCGTCCGTCTTCTTCGCCCAACGAGTCAATACCTTCTTGAATACGGCTCTTGACTTCTTTCTGGCGTTCGGCAATGCGGTCGGCTTCATCCTTTAGTACTACGTTTTGTTGTACGTATTTTATGAGTTCTTTCTTTTCCATCTATTTCTCCGTTTGGCTATTCGCTCCTTGGTGGCCTGTATGGCAAAGGAGTCACTGGGTTATATACTTTAATTGGCTCTGGCTCAGGTGTCAACTCGAAGTCGGCCACATAAGCCTCAAGGCTATCTACAATCACCTTTGTCACGGTCACGCCTTCCGAGGCTGCCTTGGCCTGGACTGCTTTCCAAAGGGAGTCAGGTACGCGGATAGTACGCGTGGGGGTTTTAGGTGCATTTGGCATAGGTGTAATTATACCGAATTGACCTGCAAAAAGGTGTTTAGACTCCCAAGGGTCATAGATACCCCGCCCTTGTCATCTATGCCCTGAGCGTCCAAAATGGCCTCTGAGACGGCATTTTTCTGCTGTAAGGCCTCCCACTGCCTAACCTCTATGGAATTGGCCATAATGACGTCCTGGATGACTATAGAGGGCCATTCTGAGGACGCCCTACGAATACGCCCATTACGCTGTATAGCCGTGCCACTAGCCCATGGCAGGTCGTAGTTGACCAGCAGGTTGGCGGCTGGCAGGTCTACCCCGTAGCCCCCAGCATCCGAGGATATGAGAACCCTGACAGATGGGTCGGTATTGAAGGCTATCTTGTTGTCCTCTTTGGTCTTGGCATCTATCTGACCGGAGTACAGACGACATATATTTTCGCCCAAAATCTTAGAGATGATATGCCCCATTTCAACATACGAGGCAAAGATGACCACCTTGTTCTTGTCGGACTGGTCTAGGAAATCCTTGACATACTCAATCAAGGCATCAAGCTTAGGTGTAGCCTTAATCTTGTCGAGTAAGCCCTCTTGGACAAGTTGAGCCGCGTAGGCTGAACCTTCTCCATTCATCTGACTGAACTTATGTGCGCTTATGCGTAGCAAGTCAGGGTGGGAACACAACATACGAAGGCACCCAATCTTTGACATGATTTTGCCACGCAGTTCATCGGCTGCGGGATTGAATGAGTTTTCATACCCATAATGAGCTAATAAATTAAATGAAGACCCGAACAGAGCATTGGCGTCTGTCAAGTCAAGAATAACATCATCGGAAATTTTCTTGTACAGAATAGCCGAGTTCCTGTCAAACCTGACAAGAATGGGGTCTTTGTGAATTGTATCTGGAAGATAGGGAGCGACGTCCTCATCCTTCTGTGTCTTACGCACAGAGGCTTCTTTCATCTTTACATGTAGTGTTGGAAGGTTGCGATATCTTTCTACACCGCCCCAGTTATTTCTAACAATAAAGGCTTGGTCAAATAAGTCAAACCTGCCAAGAACCTTCGGGTCTACAAACTGCATAATGCTATATAGC